GCAACGTTCCAATACTTGCAGATTACTTACACCAACGGAACGGTGGTTGACGTTGGGCCATTGACATCCACGGCTTACACGGCCACATCGCCCATTGTCATCACGGGCAACACCATTTCGCTGTCTACGGTTCAACCGCAACAAGGCGGCACAGGCGCGGCAGGAACGCTGACGGGTTACGTTTACGGCAACGCCACGGGCGCGATGACCGCATCAACGACCATTCCCAACACGGCCATCACAGGCTTGGGAACGATGTCTACGCAAAACGCCAACAACGTGGCAATTACAGGCGGAACCATCCAAGGCGTTGCGCTGACCATTGACAGCATTCAAAGCACCCCTATCGGCTCGACCACGCCATCCACAGGCGCGTTCACCACGCTGTCGGCATCCAGCACCGTTTCAGGCACAGGCTTTTCAACTTATTTGGCAAGTCCACCCGCAATCGGCGGCACAGCGGCCAACACCGCAAAGTTCACGACGCTGGCAGTCACGGGCCTGACGGGTTACACATACGCCAACGGTTCGGGCAATTTGACCGCATCGACCACAATTCCGAATGCTGGTTTGGCGAATTCAAGCCTGACAGTCAATGGCGTTTCGATTGCCCTTGGCGCGTCGGGAACCGTTACGGCGGCGGCTGGCACTTTGACCGGAACAACCTTAAATTCCACGGTGACGGGTTCGTCATTGACAAGCGTCGGCACTATTACGACGGGAGTTTGGAATGCGACGCCAATCACGAACAGTTTCTTGGCGAATTCTTCTATTACGGTCAATGGTACTAGCATTTCTTTGGGTGGCAGCGGAACGATTACTGCCGCAACTACCAGCACCCTTACTATTGGTTCTGGATTATCTGGCGGCTCATTCAACGGCTCTGCCCCTGTAACCATCGCAAACACGGGCGTTTTGACGTTTTCCGGCGGCACGACGGGGCTTACCCCCAACACGGCCACAAACGGCGCGATAACCCTTGCTGGAACGCTTGCTGTCGCCAACGGCGGAACGGGCGTCACATCATCGAGCGGCGCGAATTCGGTTGTTTTGCGCGATGCCAATGGCAACATCACGACCAATTGCTTGTTTGAAGGTTATACAAGCCAAGCGGCGGGAACGACCATCACGCTGACCGCATCGTCGGTTCAGAATTGGGCCATTACGGGTTCTGGCGGTCAAACAATCCAATTGCCCAATGCGACCACACTACCCGCTGGCGCGACTTTCACGTTCAACAACAATCAGTCAAGCGGCACAATCGTCGTCCAAAACAATTCGGCCACCACCGTCGCCACGGTGCAATCGGGTTCGTATATCACGGTTGTTTTGCTGAATAATTCCAGCGCAGCGGGTTCGTGGGATTATCACAATTCGCCACCTTCCAATGCGTCTTGGTCAACAAATACGCTGAATTGGGCGGGTTCTTATACAAACGGCACATGGAACGGCAACGCTGTCGGCGCAATTTACGGCGGCACAGGTCAAACCGCAGTCACCACAGGCGATTTGCTTTACGGTTCGGCATCGAACACTTGGTCGCGGCTTGGCGTTGGCTCTACGGGTCAAATCTTGCGCGTTGCTGGCGGCGTTCCGACTTGGGGCGTTGATTACACCGGAACCGTCACCAGCGTTGCGGCCACCGTTCCGTCGTTCTTGTCGATTTCTGGTTCGCCCATTACAACCAGCGGAACATTGGCAATCGGTTATTCCGGGACAGCTTTGCCTACGGCCAATGGCGGGACGGGTTTAACCAGCTTCACGACAAATCAGATTTTCTACGCTTCCAGCACATCGGCATTTGCACAATCCAGCAATTTGCAATTTGATGGTTCAAAGCTGACCCTTGCCAATGACGCCTCTATCCACGGACTGACTGTGGGTCAAGGGGCTGGTAGTTTGCCATCTAATACAACTGTCGGGGCAAATGCTTTATCTAGCTCCAATACTGGGACAAGCCTTGTTGCAATTGGCGAAAGCGCATTGTTTTCAAATACATCAGGAATAAACAGCACTGCTATTGGTCGGTATGCTTTGTATTCCAACACCACAGGAAGCTACAACACCGCACAAGGTTTCCAAGCACTATTTTCTAACACTACATCTTCAAACAACACTGCTGTAGGGTATCAATCCAGCTACACCAACACTACAGGCAACGAAAACGCCGCTGTTGGCTATCGCTCGTTGTATTCAAACACCACGGGTTCAGCACAAGGCGCATTCGGTAACTATGCTTTGTTCAGCAACACAACTGGGAACAACAACACAGGCGTTGGTTATTACGCTCTTTTTAACAACACCACAGCTTCTAACAACACTGCTGTAGGCTATCAAGCAGGATACCAAGCAACAAGTGGTGCATTAACTGCTATTGGTTACCAAGCTGCATATGGTTTTACAACCGCTTCTGAAAACTCGGGTAGTGTTTTTGTAGGCTTCCGTTCTGCTTACGCCGCAACAATTACAGGCAGAGACAACACATTTGTTGGTGCTGCTAGTGCGTACTCAATGACTTCTGGCGGATTAAACGCTGGCTTGGGTACTTATGCTTTATTCAGCAACACTACTGGAACATATAACACAGCAATTGGTTATCAGTCTCTCAATGGCAATACTACTGCATCTAACAATACTGCTGTTGGTTATATTGCTATTGCAAACAATACGACTGGTCAATACAACACAGCACTTGGAAGTCAAGCACTGCAAGCCAACACCACAGCCTCTAACAACACTGCTGTAGGGTATCAGGCGGGGTATACAAATACGACAGGCGGAGTAACTGCCTTTGGCTACAAAGCAGGTTATGGAAATACTACAGGAACATCAAATATTTCTGTTGGTGACTATGCGCTTTACACCAATACAACTGGTGCAGCCAATACCGCAATCGGTTCTGGGGCTTTGATTGCTAACACCACATCCTCTAGCCTCACCGCCGTAGGCTATCAAGCTGGGTACAGCAACACCAGTGGCGTTTATAACGTATATATTGGCTATAGAGCGGGATATAACGCAACCAGTTTAGCCAATGCAACCATAACGGGATATGGCGCTGTTGCAAACGGTACGCCTACAGGAACATACGTTAGTGTGTATGGTACAAGTGCTGCTGCATCTTTAACCTCTGCAAGTTACCTTGATGCGTTTGGCGTATTGGCTTTAAATAACAACACAACAGGTAGCTATAACGCAGCCTTTGGCGCTCAAGCTCTCCAAGCCAACACAACAGGTCTTTACAACACCGCTTTTGGATTTCAGGCAGGGTCTTCAGTTACAACTGCTTCTCAATCAGCTTATTTTGGCTATACAGCCGGTAAAAGTGATGTAAGTACAAGTGGTGCTAATACGTTTATTGGCAGTGTTGCTGGTACTGCTACCACCACTGGAGGGGGAAATACATTTGTTGGCAGTGCTGTTGGGGCAAACAATACAACCGGCGCTCAAAACACTTTTGTTGGCCCAAATACAGGAAGTTCTGCTTGCGGTTATTTAATGACCACCGGCTCAAACAACACCATCCTCGGTGGTTACAACGGCAACCAAAATGGCTTAGACATCCGCACAGCAAGCAACTTCATCGTGCTGTCTGATGGGGCTGGGAATCCACGGGGTATCTTTGATAACTCGGGTAACTGGTTTATGGGGTCATCACGCCCCGGAGGATCAGTTACTGGTTACGGCACATACTTTGACGCAACCGCTGGCGCATGGACTACAACTCACGCCACAGGGTCAGCCTCTGGCTCAAGCTATTCTGGGTTTTTGTACAACGGCTCCACAATTGGCTCCATCACTCAATCAGGCACAACCGCTGTTCTTTACAACGTCACATCTGACCAGCGTTTAAAAGAAAACATTGTTGACGCACCTGAATTTGGTAGCGTTATTGATTCCATTCAAGTTCGCAGCTACGACTGGAAAGCAGACGGAAATCATCAACGTGCAGGCTTTATCGCCCAAGAACTTGTGACCGTGGCTCCTGAAGCAGTACATCAACCTGCTGACCCAGAAGCAATGATGGCTGTGGACTATTCCAAACTTGTCCCTATGCTGGTCAAAGAAATTCAATCCCTCCGTGCCCGCCTCAAAGCGGCAAACATTGCTTAACCCCCGAAAGGAAATTAAAATGTCTACCTCATACACTTGGACAGTTACCTCCATGCAACAATGGCCTAGCGGCACAAACGCTGGCTACGTTGTGAACGTCAACTGGGAATTAACTGGTACTGATTCAGTCCACACTGCATCTATCGGTGGCAACACCCAGTACCCCGTTACTGACGCACAAGCTGGCTTTGAACCCTATGCAAGCCTGACTGAAGCCCAAGTCATTGGCTGGGTGCAAGCATCTTTGGGCGAACAAGGCATCGCCAACTATGAGGCAAATGTGCAGGGGCAACTGAACAGCTTGGCTAACCCACCTGTGTCGCCTGTCACACAACCGTTGCCTTGGGCTACACCTGCGGCATAATACTCACGCCAACTATCTGGCATTTTTAACAGGAAAATACATCATGACCGAACAAACCCAACCCGCATCGAAAACCCAAGCCTTCATCTATTCCGCCGACTTGGTGAATGCGACTTTGCAATACTTGGCGACCAAGCCTTACGGCGAAGTTGCGAACCTGATTGCTGGTTTTAACCAACCAATCGACCCTTCCACGATTCAACAAGCCGCCGCCGAAGCGTTGCCCGAAAGCTGATAAATGGACAATCCAGTTACGCACGAACAAATTTATGCGCGTCTTTGCGCGATGGAATCCAAGGTTGACACAATAGAGTCAAACACAAAGGACATCATTGACGCATTCAAGGCGGCGCAAGGCGCGGTGAAAGTGTTGAACTGGATTGCGTCCCTTGCAAAGCCAATCGGCATCATCACTTTGGTGACGGGCGCGATTATGGTGGGATGGCATAACCTAACGGGGAAATAATGTTTGACCCAGTAAGCATCGGCCTTGCGCTATCGGGCATTCAGAAAGCGGTAAAACTTGTCAAACAGGCAAGCCAAACCGTCGATGATGTGTCGGCGCTTGGCCCGGTGTTGGGCAAGTATTTCACCGCCAAAGATGTCGCAGTAAAAACGGTTACCGCCGCCAAGAAATCGGGCAACGCCAGCAACATGGGCGCTGCAATCGAAATCGAAATGGCGCTGGAACAAACCCGCCAATTTGAATCCGAACTTCAAATGCTTTTCATGCAAGCCGGAAAAGTTGACGTTTGGAACAAGATTAAAGCTCGCGCTGGTGACATGGACAAAGCGGACAAGTTTGCCGAACAAGCCGCCAAAGACCGCGCAAAGAAGCAAAAAGAAGAACAAGAAGAATTTTTCATCATTGGTTTGGTGATTGTTTTGGTCATTGTTCTTGGAACGGTTGGCTATTACTTCATACAGGAATCCGTAGACTATGCGAAAAAAAATAGCCATCCTGTTCATCATCGCAATTAGTGGATGTTCGGACCGTTACAGGTACGTTTGCCAAAATTTTGACCATTTTCAAGACCCTGAATGCCAGCGTCCGCGCTGTCTTTTCACGCAAACTTGCCCGGACTATTTGGTCGCGCCCGTTCTGGAGAAACAAATTGATGCTATTCAGCAACCACCCGGACCACAAACTAACCGCTGAAGAAATCGAGGTCCGAATTTGGGCCATCGTTGTCTTGGCGATTACGGGTATTTTGTTTTTCATCGTCATTTGCCTTTTGTATTCGGTGACCTTTGTGGTTCAACCAATAAAGGCAATGGCTCCCATCGACCAAGCCTACACCAAGATGCTGAACGACATCGTTTTGTTGTTGGTTGGCGGTATAGGCGGCATCGTGGGCAAACGGGTCGCTGGCGGCGTTGCTGGCACGTTGGCAGGGGTCAAGCAAGCCACATCACCAACCGCGCCTTGCATGGCTCAAAATCAAACTTACCAAACGCCCATTGGTGGGTTTGCTTCAACTACAAGCCAAGCATTCGGTGCAATGCCCGTTTTTGTTAATCCCGAACTTGACGAATCTTGGCGTCCACCACCACCGCCAACAACACCGCCCGACCACTTGGAATCGGACGACTTCCGACAAGAAATCGCAGCGGCACGATTGGGGGCGTCATGACTTGGATTCTTACGTTTTTTAGCGACCTTTTCTACATTCTGGCAATGCTGGCGCTGGTTGGGGGCATTGCCCTATACGGCGTCAGTTATGTGGCGAAATGGCTTCCGGTGATTGCCACTTATGCTTTGATGATGCAAGTCGGCGGCGTTGTTTTGGCCTTGGGTGGTGGCTACTTTGTGGCCGAACACAAAGGATACGAAAAGCGCGTGGCCGAAGATAAAGCCGAAATTGACCGCCTAAACGCTGAAGCGCGGGAAAAAGAAACTGAACTGGCCCAAACCTTGAAAGAAAAAACCGCAGCATTACGAAAGGCAACCAATGCAATTTCTCAAAAACAAGTTGTTACTAATCAGCGCATTGACGCTGGCGAGTTGCGGTTCCCAACCAGTTGTCCCGTACAAGCCAGTTCAGATGCCGGAACTACCGCCGGAAATCCAGAAAATGGAACCGAACCTGAGCGACAGGCTCTTAAAGATATTGTCACCATCGCCGCAGAAGGCGACACCGCCATCGTCAGACTTAACGCCTGTATCGACCAATACAACGAAGTGAAAGGAAAGGTAAATGCTCAACAATGACCAATTAGCAAAGTTGGGCATCAATCCTTCATGGTTGGATGGCTTAAACGAAACATTCGAGCGGTTCAACATTGCCACGCCGCACCAGCAAGCCATGTTTATTGGTCAATGCGGCCATGAATGCAACAACTTTAAAACGCTGGAAGAAAACCTAAACTACAAAGCCGCGACCTTGATGCGTTTGTGGCCGAAACGCTTTCCGACACAGGAAATCGCCAACGAATACTCTTGACAACCGCGCAAAATTGCCAACAACGTTTACTCGAACCGTATGGGAAACCGCGACGAAGCATCGGGCGATGGGTATCGTTTCCGTGGCCGTGGATGTGTTCAATTGACGGGTCACGCCAATTACTATCATGCCGGACAAGCACTTGGCGTTGACTTTGTGATGAACCCCGACATGGTGGCGACGCCGCATTACGCTGCGCTGACCGCTGGTTGGTTTTGGGATGCGCACAAACTGAACGCACCCGCTGACGCATGGGATTTCGTGAAATGCACCAAGATTATCAACGGCGGTTCAATTGGCCTTGCTGAACGCCGCCAACACGCTGAACACGCCTTGACCGTCTTATCCTAAAAGGTGGAAGCCCTCAATTTGGCCTTTAAAATTCCATGCGAGAAAGCCAAAAAACCGCATGGTTCAGCATCCTTGAGCGTTGGCTTAACAGGCTTCCAAAAGACAACTGCGGGTCAAATCATAAGCAAGGATTGGATTTTTTGTTCCAGTTCTTGCAAAAATAATTTGACTTCAGTTTCTAATTCGGCCACATACACCGGGTCAAACGGAACGCGCTGAATGTAAAGCTGCAAGCGTTCTGGAACTCGCGGGTCATACGAAACAAAATCCACCCATTTGCGTCCGGTACAGGCCATTTGCCATTGCATTTGGTCATGATACTTTTTAGGGTATTTCTTGTTGATGATTGTCTCGAAATGATTGGCCGAATTTGGACACTTGATTTCTATCGCGCCATCATCCCCGACAAGGCCATCAGGCGAAGCGCCAGCACGTTCAATCGTTGGGTGGGATATATACCCCACTTCATCGACCATCACGTCCTTGGCTTGCTCATACGCCGCCCTTGCAAACGGTTCTTGCATCGTTCCCCACTTCATAGCGTCGTTGGTGAAGGATTCTTCAACCGTCCCGGTCAATCGTTCGCAAAGCAATTGGCTCATGTAATTGGCGCGAGATGCTGAATACCCTGTTTTTGTCTTTGCTACGATGTCCGAAATGCGCGAAGCTGTCGCATTGCCACATCGAGATGCAAACCACTCTGGTGAACCTTGAATCATATTGCTGCTTTTTGCGGTCTTTGAGGTCGAGAATTTGATTTTGTAGCTGGATGTTACCGCCAGCAAATTTGAGCGCGGCAAAGTAAGCCGTTTTTAATTCATCGTGTGTTCGGGCGTTTTCCATGCTGGCAAGGTATGGTGTCAAGTCGGCCAATGATGGGCCACCGCTGACTTGATGGTTGTCGATTTCCACGTCGATGGCTTCAGTCGGGATGCTGAATGCTTGAAAACAAGCGTATTTGTAAGCCGTGGACATTGCTTTGTTGGTGGCTTTGTCGGATGAATCCATTGCTTCACCAAACGTTTTGACGATGTGTTTTGACCCATCTTCCACGCTGACGAAATCGAATTCAGCTTCCACGGTGACGTAGAAAAGAACCTTATTGCTGGCGCTGACCCGTTCCGCACAGGTTCGGTTCAACACTCGCGGCAAGATGCAAAGGCCATGTTTTGGCAGCAATTCGGCCAAGGCGTTATAAACGTCATCGATGCCCCGGAAATGGTAGATTGAACCGGAATCGGTCTTGCGGTTTTTGGCGATGCCACGCACCGACAAGGCGGCTTGCACGTCGCTGATTGCTTTATAGACTTTCATTGCCGTGTCCCCGAATAGAATTCTGATTCGCAAAGGTCATCCAAGCGCATGAAAGCGTCCATCAATGGGTCTTTTGTGGCCTTGACCACATCCGCGCTGGATTGATTCAGCAAACTCATTGTGCTGGCGATAAGCTGCCTTGCCACAAATGGCGTGATGTCTGAATCTTCAATTTGCCGAAGTTGGCTTAAAACGCCATAAAGCGTTCGGTTCGTGTGGTCCATTGTCATGTCCTGTTTTGTTGATGGGATGTTCATTGTATAGTAAACTGAACGGATGACAAAAGAAATTGCAATCAAATTGGCAGGTGGGTCGAACGCATTGGCGCGACTGTTGGGCATCACAAACGGCGCGGTGTCGCAATGGAAGGCCATTCCAAAGGGTCGGCTTTACGACTTGCGGAACTTGCGGCCGGAATGGTTTTATTGATATATAATTTTTTGAAACACGGCTAGGTTTGAAGTCATGAGCAAACCGAAAAGGGTTACACCTTCCCCTGCCGCCGTTTCTCTCAAAGGTGCGTTAAAAAGGTAAACCAATGGGCAAAAAAGTCGATATATGGATGCCGCTATATGTGGCCGATTACATTTCCGCAACTTCACGGTTGACCACCGAACAACATGGCGCTTATTTGTTGTTGTTGATGGACTATTGGAAAAACGGTGCACCACCTGACAATGACCAAGTTTTAGCGCAAATCACCAAGTTATCACATGATGCTTGGACTAATGCTCGGACTATGCTTGAAGGATTCTTTGACGTATGCGATGGGCATTGGTTTCAGCATCGTTTGGAAGCTGAAATGGTCAAAGCCAATCACAACAAAACGGCAAATTCAAAGCGTGGAAAAGCTGGCGCTGCCGCCAGATGGGGGAAAAAGGATGCTTCAAGCATACCTGGCGCATCCTTGGAGGTATGCTCGGCTGATAGCACATCACCATCACCTACACCTTCAAATAATAAAAGAAAAGAAAAAGCCACTAGCGTGGCTTGTCCTGATTCTGTCAACCAACAAGTTTGGCATGATTTTTTAAAAATGCGAAAAACAATGAATAAGCCATTTTCTGAAACGGCTTTGAAATTGATTATTCATGAAGCTGAAAAAGCCGGATGGTCTTTAGAAAATGCTTTAGCCGAATGTTGCACACGCGGTTGGCAATCTTTTAAAGCTGATTGGGTCAAGGATAAATTGTCGAATGTAGAGGTTCGTCATAATCACATGGCCCAATTGACACGGGGTTTGTCAATACCAAAACCAAAACCCCAACCGTTCTGGACAAAATCATCAACCATCGTGGAGGAAATTCCAAATGTGGAATCAAAACGACTTTTGTGATGCTGACTCAGGGTTTGATTACATTTTCACCAAAATGAATGCAATCTATGGGGCAAGGTTTGAATCCAACTGGCAAAACGTCGATGTGGACATTGTGCGCGAGGTTTGGAAAGAACAATTGGGTCGGTTTTTGACTTACAAGCCAAGCATGGACCACGCCATACGGATGTTGAAAGGCGAATTCCCGCCAAGCGCCATTACTTTCCGCGAATACTGCAACACAGGCCCGGACATTCCAGAAAAGCCAGTTCCGCAAATCGAACGGCAATCGACGGTCCATGAACAAATCAAAGCCGCCGAAGCCAAAGCAAAATTGCGGGAATTGGTCCAACAAATGAAAATGAAGGTATGACCCGCCAAGAAGCCAACCGTATTTTGGACAAGCTCAAGGACGGGCAACCAATACCCCAACACATGATTGAACTGGCACTTTTAGAAACTGACGACTATGGACAACACAGAATTGGAATTTATGAGGCAATCGGAAGCGCGGGAATGGAAAGCGCGATTCGACAAGAAAGCCAAGGAATTGGGCCGTAATGAGGCGATTGCTTGGTGGAAGGACACGATAAGGGAAATTGAAAAAAAGCGCGGCAAAACCGAAGCCAATGCCCTTGTTGAACGAATCACGCAATTAAGGACGCGCCGGATATGACCTTTTACGTTGGACAGGTTAAAAAGAAATGGTCGAAAGATTGGCGAACCGTGGTCATGAATGCCGAATTGCTGGATGCCGCCGTATCAAAAACGCTGGCGCTGGCAATCAAGGACGAAACAATGGCCCGTGTTTTTCAAGCCAGCGATGAACGTTGGGACGAAATCAAAGTGGTTTTTTTAAAAGGGGACAAAGATGGACGATTGGACGCCTGAGATGGACGAAGCAATGAAAAACATTTCCGCAAAAGCCAACAAAGGCCAAGTCGGTGGCATTCATTACGTCGCCATGAAGATTCAACCTTGGGAAGTTATGGAATCCGTGTTGACCCGCGACGAATTCATTGGGTTTCTCAAAGGCAACGTCATTAAATACAGCATGAGACAGGGACGCAAACCCGACGCGCTGGATGACGCTGAAAAAGCCCACCATTACCGCATGAAACTCAAAGAAGTGTTGGACCAATGAGACGCGCCGCCAAAGTGGACCAAAACCAAAACAGAATCGTGGACGCTTTGCGTTACGCTGGCGCTACCGTTCAATCCCTTGGGCAAGTTGGAGGCGGTTGTCCTGATTTGCTGGTTGGCTATAAAAGGGTAAACATCCTAATGGAAGTCAAGGATGGTGACAAAGCGCCAAGCGCCCGCACGTTACGCGAAAGTCAAATGACTTGGTGGTCGGAATGGTCCGGAGCACGACCGTTTTTGGTCGAATCCGTGGATGATGCCCTGCAAGTTTTGAAGAAAATTAGGGAAAACCCCTAAATTTTTTTGATATTTTTTTAAAAAAGTCTTGAAAGTGTTTAGAAATCTAAACTAGAATCACACATCGACAACACAAAAGAGGAAACGATATGACTACTTTTAACAATATGCTGGAAACTTGGGTTGGTTCCGGAAAGTTTGATTCCAAGGGACGCGAAATTGGTTTTATTGTTGGCACAAACGACAATGGCAAAGAATTCGCAGCATGGGTTCAAGCTGGCCGCAAATTTGCAAATGACTTTGTTGATTTTGGTGTTCGCCAACGTTCAAAAATGTTTGCTACGCAACAAGCCGCTACCACATGGGCTTACAGCACCGCCAAACAACGCATTGCAAAGTTGGTCGCATGAACACGCAAATGCTTCAACGCGCACGTCGCAACTTTGACCGCCCCGACATCGAGCGCCACTTGGTTCGACACAATATCCGCGCATGGGTTCGGTCGGTCCGAATCCTTGGAGACAAATGGCTTTTGGCACATCAAATCACACGATTGGAAACAAAATGATTCTGGAAAAAATCTTGGACTATGGGTTGGCGGTCATCATCGCCGTATTGTTGGCTTGGTTCTTGGCGGTGGCATTGGTATGACTGACGAACAAATCATTGAGATGGCTAGAGAAACAAACTTGGATTTATATGGTCTTGGAAAAGACAGATACAAATTTGTTCACCATATCAAAGCATTTGCCAAACTGGTAGCACAGCATGAGCGTGAGGCGTGTGCCCAGATTGCCGATAAATGTGCAGAACAAATTATTGAGCACAACTTTTCCATGTTGATTGCACATCAAATCCGAGCCAGAGGTGAAGTATGACTGACGACTACGACTTTGACCTAGAGGAACTGCGCCAAGAGTCTCAGGCCCGTAAACGCTACGCAGATGCCTTCGCACGTCATCCTGACCCAAGAGACCCAGACTACCCAGGGCTGGAGGGCGAAGATGACTAACTGGCCCTTTCCTACCCAACTGCCGCCCAGCAAGCCTGGAGAGCCTAAATTCAACCCCGATAACTTTGAGGATGCACCGTGGTAAACAAACAACCCGAAGCCCTACGCTTGGCTGATTTGCTAGAGAAGTTGGCAGATGAAGCCCAAAACTGGCAATTGTTGGAAACATCCGCCAAAGAACTACGCCGCCTATACGCTGTCAATCAAGAACAGTTGGAAGTTTTGAAAGCCATTTTGAATGACGGATTGCATTGTGATGTAGTACCACATTTACACAGAAAAGCCCGAGCAGCAATAGCAAAAGCAACAGGAGAAACAGAATGAACGAACGAATTAAAGAACTTGCTGAACAGGCTGGTGGAGAATTTTATGAAGGATTTGCTGGAAGTACGAACTTTGTCAAATTTGCAGAAGATGATTTTGAAAAATTCGCCGAGTTGATTGTCAAGGAATGTATGGAAGTTGCTAGTCCAAACTATATGAGCACACCAGAAGATAGTGCTTATTATGTTGAACGGGCAATTGATAGGATTGCTGACCATTTCGGAGTTGCAATTCCGGAAGATGAAGAATGACTAAAGACGAAGCCCTACGCATGGCGTTAGAAGCGTTGGAGATGTACGAATTAGAAACAAATTCAGAGTTTCAACGCAAAGCAATCACCGCCATCAAAGAAGCACTGTCACAACCAGAGCCTGTACAAGTATCTCCGCTTGAGTTTGTCACGATGGTGATGGAGAAAGAACATTTGGTTGGCAAGCCAATATTTTGGGCGCAGTGGCCTAACAAGGAGAAGAACACATGACTAAAGACGAAGTTCTACGCATGGCGCTGGATGCGTTGGAGAACTTATTTGGCACTCCTCCTGCTAAATTTGGCGGTGATGTCGCTGTATGGCGAATAGGCGGTTCATCTCGGTCGCAACAAGCCATTGACGCTATCAAAGAAGTATTGGCACAACCAGCGCCCCCACCCGAGTGCAAAACAGAAGCCGAAAAAACTGCCTTTGCGTTTGGCTGGTGGAAAGCAATGGAGACTAAGCGTGAATGGGTCAACCTGACGGATGAGGAAATAGACGAGTGCGATTGGTGTCAATCTGAGCGTGACTACGCCAGATCAGTTGAACGCAAACTCAAGGAGAAGAACACATGAACGTAATCAATACAATACAAAACTTTTTTGCCAAAGAAATGCTAAACGCCCGCACATCCGACCCCATCACATCACACCAAGCCGCCGAACAAGCCAAAGGCGTGGCGGAAAGTCACATTTTGCGTATTTTGGAAGCCTTGAACGAATACGGACCAATGGGCGCGTCAATGATTGGCTATGTCGCCAACCTATACAAAAACCAAATCAGTCGCCGCCTAAAAGAAAAGCAAAAGATGGGTTTGATTGAACTGACCGGAAACATCGTCAAGTCAAATTCCAACCGCAACGAACGCGAATGGCAAATTGCCAACGACATGGACCGGGTTCAAGTAATACATTTGGGCTTTGGGAATGCGTAAACGAACGAATCGCAAGCATTACGCGCTGGTAGACCCGATTGCCCACGCTATTGCTGGCGCGGCCATCACGACCAAGGACGCATTGGACAAATTGCGGGTTTTGGAACTGTCGGCGCTTGAATCACTTAGCAAAGGCAAAGCAACCGTGGCCGATTGGCGCGCATTGACCGATATGCTGAACTTGGCCCAAACAATGGGGCTAAACGGCATTGGACCCGAAGTTCTGCCGATTTGTGATGTGGCGCAAGCGGAACTGTTGGCCGCAGCGCAACGATACGAAAAAACCAAATCAATGGTGACAACTGCAAAAGGTTTACAAGCGTTGCGTGATTTGTATGAATACCACGATTTGCAACGTTCAAGTGTTTCACGCGCTGAATACGAACGCATGATTAAAAAAACCCGTGATTATATTATTTCAAATAATCAATATGTGGTCGAGGTGGTATAATGAAAGTAATCCTGCATGACCCAAAACAGGCGCATGAAGTTTTATTAAACATTTGGCCGAAAATCAAAGACGCATTATCTAACAACAGGCGATTGGAAATGATAATACAAGACGAAAAGCGAACGAATGACCAAAATGCGTTATTTCACGCAATCATTCATCAAATTGCCAAAGAAGCCGAACACATGGGCGCAAGATGGGACACCGAAAGCTGGAAGCGTTTTTTAGTTGACCAATTTTCCAGCGAAGTTTTCCACAAATCTGGCCGTGTTGTTCCAAGCCTAGACAATCAGCGCGTGGTACAGCTTGGACTACAAACCCGAGACTTCAGCAAACAAGAAGCCACCGAATTCACCGAATGGTTGCTTGCATGGGCCGCAAATGCGGGAATTGATGTTGTCCTACCCGAAACGTGAATACATCCGTTCCAAGCGCCTATTGATGGCCGTGGCAACGCTAAATTGTCAACATTGCGGACAATACGGCCAAACGCAAGCCGCACATACCAATTGGGGATTTGGAAAAGGCCGTTCAATCAAAGCCGACGACAACATGGTCGCCGCACTTTGTCAAACTTGCCATTCCATGATTGACCAAGGTTCAAGACTATCAAAAGCCCAAAGAATGGAAATTTGGGAAAATGCCCACATGAAAACGGTAAAAAAACTACAATTGCTTGGATTGTGGCCGAATGATGTGCCATTACCGGAGATGAACGATGCACTACGCTAAAAAGCCTGACGGTTGGTACAAAGACGAACATGGCCCATTCGCAACCATGTTTGAAGCCCAACAATTCGGATTGGAAGAAAAAAAGCAAGGCAAATTGACGTTTGCGCTTGACTATCACAAAACATACAGCGCCGACCCAAAGTTCTGGAACGTGTTTATCCAGTTGGTTTGGTTGCGTAAAGACAAAGTTTATTGCGTCACGCATACAACCGACCCCGACGAACTGGCCGACCTTTACGATTCAATCGGCAAAATCATCGGTAAGGATTGCGTAATCGAAACCAAAGGTGAAGCCAAGCTGCCTTACTGCGAACGCAACGGCATTGACATTGACATTTGGATTGACAACAACCCATTGCACATCATTGAATCGCCGCCGCCAACGGACAATTGATATGCCAACACTTCCATCAAACACCCGATGCGCTGAACTTGGATGCAAAGAACCGCGTTCAAGACTAAGCACATTCTGTTTGGCGCATGGTGGACGTGACACATACAAAGCCAAGGTAAGCAAAGACCGAAAGCAATTCAACGCAATGTACGACGCCGCCGCATGGAAGCGGATTCGCGCCGCCCAACTAAGCCGTGAACCTTTGTGCGCTGGATGCGCTACCCAAGGTCGCATAGTGCAAGCGGTCCAAGTTGACCACCTGTTCAGTTGGAATGACATTGGCAAAGAGGCGTTCTACGACAACATCTTCCAATCCTTATGCACCAGTTGCCATAGTCACAAAACGGCTTTAGAACATCAAGGCATATACAGGCACTACACAGGCGGCAAGGCCATCGATTACGCCCTGACCCAATGGCGAACTGCCACGTCATCCCAGTCAAAAAGCGTGCCAACCCCTGCCTAAAAATTAAGCAAATTTCGAGAAACTTAAAAAAAATCGAGGCCAAATCAAG